GGGTCGTTTGCATTGGCCAAGGTAAAACAAAGCATGCTTGCCGCCGCTTTAAACGCGCAGCTTGCAAGTGTTGTTGACATTCTTAATCGTTATGCTATTCCGCGACTGTTTTCCTATAATACTTTTCAAGGTGTCATAGTATTTCCAAAGTTTAAAATTGGATCTGTTGTGGCCCCGGACCTTAAGGAATTAGGAGAATATATCGGTAAACTAGCAGGCGCTAAAATGCCGCTATTCCCAGACATCGAAACAGAAAACTTCTTACGTCGTGCTGGGGGTCTTCCTGAAACTACAGAAGAAGACCCATTGAGGCAGGAACGCATAGATAGTACAAAAGCAACAAAACCAACTACAGGAGGTGATCCTAATGCCGATCCAAACAATGACCCCGAAGATCCTAGCTCAGGGGCAGGGAAATAAAGGGTTCAATAAGTTTTGGAATCTATCTAGGGATGAGAAAACACCATCTACCTTAAACATGTTTGTTTATGGCAAGATTGTTTCATCCAGAGGTTTTTTCAGTCCCGCGGATGATGTCGTTTCATCCGAATTTGTTAAAGACTTGCAGAACTATCAGGACATCGAAGTTATCAATGTTTTTCTGAATAGTCCCGGTGGTGAAGTTTTCGCAGCAGCAGCTATTAAGAATCAGTTGCTTGCCCATCGTGCACAGGTTAATACCTATGGTGATGGCATAATTGCTTCAGCTACTACGGTGATAATGCAGGGAGGCGACACGAGATATATGTCACGTGCTGCATTGTTTATGGTTCATAATCCAGGTACAAGGATTGAAGGTAATGCTTCTGATTTTCAGAAGGGTATCGAAGTTCTTGGTAAGGTGAAGAAGACCATAATTTCCTCCTACTCTCGTACAGGTTTATCTGAGGATGAATTATCCTCTATGATGGACGCAGAAACATACCTCGACGCGGATGAGGCTCTTGCAAAAGGCTTTATAGATAAGATCACTGAAGACGCAGACGCTGATATTGTTGTAGACTCTTCCAATGAAGATTCATTTGTCTTCAATGGAGTGCCTTATACTTTCAGTAACTACGTTCATCCAGAGGAGCTAAAGGCTAAACTGCAGGAACGGAATCCGCACACAGCAAATCTAACGAAAGGAGCTAATGCAACTATGAATTTTAAGGAAATTGTAGATTCTTTGCCGGCTGAACAGCAGACAGCGATTACAAACCATCTCAATGGTTTAGTCGAAAATGCCGTAACTGAGGCGAAGACGGGATGGGACGAAGAAAAAGCAACGCTGACCACTGATTTGGTCACTGCAAAACAGCAGGTAACCGATCTCACGACAGCTAATGCGTCTCTCACGGGCGCTTCTTCCGTTAATCCGGAAGATGCTATTATCGCAGCCCTCCCCGAAGATGCCAAGGCCATTGTCTTACAGGCTAAAGCAGACGCCAAAGCTGCGCAAGACACCCTAGCCGCAAAACAATTGACGGATGCCCGTAATGCTTTCGATGCAACATTGAATGCTTATGGCAACCTGCCTATTGATACGACGCACAAAGATGCCTTGTTTACACTTTTCAACACTAACAAGGAGCAGTACACTGCACTTGAGAGTCTGTTGAAAGTGGCAAATGTGGCCGTCGGATCTGGAATGGTTTCTCTCGGCACAAGTCAGGGACTTCCTGCAGCTACCGATGCATCGTCTGAAATCGCAAATCGTATTACGACAATGCGTGCAGCAGATGCAGCCCTGACTTATAACGAAGCAATGTCTGCTGTAATCAAAGCAGATCCTGAGCTGTACAATAAGTACCGCGAAGAAGGTTTTAACTAAGCCCTAAATTATTAAAAGAAGGAGGATCCATAACATGCCTAACGAAGATAAAGGAAAAACCATTACTTTGACGGCTGCCGCTGATTATTCCGCCGCTGCTGCCCGTTATTTCCCCGTTAAGATCACCGGCGCTAACGAGTTTACAGCTTGTGCTGCTGGTGAAAAATCCGTTGGCTTTGCTCAGCTCCCTGCTAAGCAGTATGAAGCTGATCAGATCATGATCAACGGTATCACATTTGCTAAGGCTTCCGCAGCCATTTCTGCCGGTGCAGATATTGCCGCTGCTGGAACCTACAAGATCAGAACCGCCAACGGCACTACAGACAATGTCATCGGCATTGCCCTGTCAGCCGCTACAGCCGACGGAGATATCATCTCTGTGCTGATTCGATAATAAATAGAAAAGGAGGATACAACAATGCCAACACGTGCAGAAACGCATGTAGATAAAATGCTGACCAATATCAGTGTTAAATACTTGCAGGATACCAACAATTTCGTTGCTGATAAAGTTTTCCCGTCCGTTCCTGTTGTAAAGCAGTCCGACAGATACTTCAAGTATCTGAGAGAAGATTGGTTCCGTGATGACGCTGAAAAGCGTGCAATCGGTACAGAATCTGCTGGCGGCGATTACAGCATTGACAATACACCCACATATTTTTGTGAGAAGTACGCTTTTCACAAAGACGTGTATGAAGAAGATCGTGTCAATTCTGACAATCCCCTTACACCCGACGAAGATGCTGTTGAGTTTGTCGCAGGCAAAATTCTTCTGAACAAGGAGAACAAGTGGGCTAACACATACTTCAAAACTGGAGTATGGGCACAGCAGATTACCGGTGTCGCAAACACACCCACATCCACTAACAGAATTAAGTGGAGTGATTATACTTCATCTGATCCTATCAAGGATATCTCTGATACAGCGACGAACATGGCTGAGCTCACCGGCTCACGTCCGAATACTCTTACACTCGGCCGCCGTGTTTATGATGCGCTCCGTCAACACCCGGACATCCTGGACCGGATCAAGTTCACACAGAAGGGCGTTATTACGCTTGATCTGTTGGCTGAACTCTTTGATGTCGAACGTATTCTGGTTTGCAATGCAGTTCAGAATAAGGCTAAAAAAGGTCAGGCTGTCGACATGGAATTCATCATGGGTGACAACGCTCTGTTGACTTACTCCATACCTACACCGAAGCTCAAAGCAGCTACAGCCGGCTATACCTTTACATGGTCTGGCTTAATGGGTGCTAATGCTCTTGGTGGGAGAATCAACAGAATCCCCGTTCCGCTGTTGGGAATCGGCACAGAAAGAATTGAGTGCGAACTTGCTTATGATATGAAGGTAGTCGCGTCTGACATGGGTATCTTCTTCAGCGGCATCGTCTAATGGCTGAACGATTTATCGTTCTTTACCAGTGGGTCAAGTACAAGGGTAAAATGTATCGTGCGGGTGAACTATTGCCGCCGGAGTATACAAACAGCGATAGATACAGATTCCTTTATCCCAGTCGCATAGGGTTAAAACCTGTGACGGTAGCTGTTAAGTCAGCACCGATAGCAGTTGCTGAAGCACCTGCTAAGGTTGTAGAAACGGAATCCGTTGCATCGGAAGAAAAGATCGCGGGTGAGGTTAAAGCTTCGCCCGCCATCAACCCTGGTACGCCACAACAGCTCGTTCGAGCAGTTCCTACTCAAGGCCTTTCTGGCATTCCCACAAAATAAGGAGGTGGCTATATGTCTTGGACGTATGTACCAGCTAATTTAGCTACCTCTGAACTTTTCCAAGTTCGATTTCGATTAGGTGATACGGTAGAAACCGACCATCAGTTAGAAGACGAGGAGATAACATATCTTCTTGGTATTCGAAATGATGATGTAATTTCCACTTGCGTCGAATGTTGCCGTATAATAATTGCAAAGTTGGCCAAACAGGTAAGTTACACATTAGGGCCGTATTCGGAATCAACAAAAGAGAAGTTATCCAATTGGCAAACACTTCTTATATTATTTACGTCGCAGGCACAGTGTACTGGTATTCCAATTGCTAATGTACCAACCACTGAGTCCATCTTTTCATATGACGCAATGAGTCTTGATTGTTGTGAGGTGACTTCCGATGAATAAAGATGTAGTTCGCCGTATGTGCACAACGCCCTTTGTCATTACGGCAGTAGGTAATACTGATAGTTCTGGTGATGCGGCGACAAGCACGACCGTAACAAAATACGGTTATGTATTAGAGACTACGCAGATCGTCATAAACGATTTAGGAAAAGAAGAGGTATCTGGTATTCAAATTTATATACCAGGTGAAACTCTTAGTGCAGTAACTAAGACTTCTTTAATCTCAGTTCGTTCTTATATAAAAAAGCGTATTATAAAACGTGCGCAGTTTGACGGTCCAGGTAGCCTCCCTGATTTGGGGGTGTTGTATCTACCATGAGTGCTTTTTCCATTCAGATAGATGAAGCCAGTCTTCGACATCTTACCTATGGTCTTCTAAAAGCAGAAGAAGCTGTTTTAGAAGGAGGAAAGGCAGGGGTGCAATTAGCAGCCGAACTTGCTTTTGATCAGGCTCAAACAAATGTACCTGTTAAATCAGGCGCTTTAAGAGATAGTGGAGCTATTGCCGACACTGGGAACGAAGTAATTATTGAGCGTACCATAAGTTATGGTACCGACGTTCCAAATCCTGCAGGTGTCCCAACTTCAGCATATGCTGTAGCTCGACACGAGATTCCTAACAAAAAGAATCCAGCCGCTTATAAGTGGTTGGAAACAGCTGTTAGAGATGTTGGTAGTGAACTTCTTATAGAGGCCGTGTCTTCAGAAATTGATCGCGCACTTAAATCAGGTTAAAGGAGGTAAGTTATGGATGAGTTTCTTTCAGCATTGATTAGCTATTTTCATGCCGCTACATTAATGCCCGCTGAAGTACTTACCTCTGATACTGATCGTGAGAAGACTTATCAGGTTGATCTTCCCGCTACACCAAACAATGTTGTGTGTATGATTAATTATCGTACTGAAATAGGCGGCTTAGGACTAAAAGAAGTCGGCGTAAAGCGTATACAGATTATTGTACGTAACGACAGTCAAAAAGTAGCTTTCAACATTGTTAATAGTGTGTATTTACACTTGTTACAACTCACTGGTAATATCACTGACATATCGGTAAAGTATTTTGGCATCTTTGATGTCAAAGCGGGCCCAGTAAACGCCGGTATGGATACAGACGGTAGACACTTGTGGAGTTTGTCCTTCCCGGTTAAAGTAAATCTATATTAAAAAAGAAAGGTTGTGAGTGCATGCCTACAATTGGTTTAAGAGATGTTTATTATGCTCTGCTAACAGCAGATCCCAAAGTTACTCCTTTTACTCCTACGTATTCCGCGTCCGTTAAAATGGCAGGCGCCATTTCCGCCAAGGTTAATCCAAACACTTCTTCGGCTACACTGTTCGCAGATGACGGTCCTAGTGATGTCGCTGCTACAATGGGAGAAATTTCTTTGGAATTGAATCTGGCTGATCTGTCGCTTCCTGTACAGGGTGTTCTTTTGGGGCATTCCATTAACGCTGATGGGATACTCATTAAAAAGAGTTCTGATGTTCCTCCGTGGGTTGCTATTGGATTTAAGACTCTGAAGTCCAATGGTTCTTACCGTTATATGTGGCTTGCTAAAGGCAAGTTCTCGATTCCTGAGGAAGATTATGAAACGAAGGGAGATTCAATTTCCTTTAAAACTCCGACAATCAAAGGATCCTTCGCTAAGAGGGATTGTGATGATGAATGGGAGCGTACAATCGATGAGGATGATGAAGGCTTTAAAGCTGATTATTCCACTGGTTGGTTTACAAGTCCTCTGTATGTAGCTGGTATTGCATAGCTTGCTCCTACAGGTCTTGCCGGTGTTGCACCGACATCTCTTGGTGGTATTGATGGTACTATTACAGATACTACCGCCCTTATGGAGTACAAATTGGCTTCTGGTTCTACGTACACAGTTTGTACGGCTACTCCTACAACTGTTGGAGCTGCTGGTGATTATGTTGTTCGCCTTGCTGCTAAGACCGGCTACAGTGCCAGCCCGACGACAGCAATTACCGTCCCTGCCGGAACCTAATTCAGTTATTGTGTTTCTAGGAAGGGCGAGTAATTCGCCCTTCCTTCTTTTGTGAGGATCCAAGTTAACGAGGAGGAAAAGTTATGGCTAAGATAGATAAAGTTATTAAAGAAGAAGACGGTAACTTAGAAGATATTCGAATACCTTCTGATGCTTTCTACTTCGGTGTGTTTGAAGGTAAAGCACGCTATATTCGTTTTGATTTGAATGCCTTTGCTGAAATGGAACATTTTTATGGTTCAATGGATGACGCCAATGCAGCTTTGAAAAAGGGCTCTATGATTGAGATTCGTAGAATTCTTTGGTTAGGCCTTATTTGGGATGAGGCAGTTCTTGATGAAATTACCGGTGAACCTATTCGGTATAAAATCAATGCTTATCAGGTTGGTCGTTGGCTTACAGCTAACAATATGCAGAGTGTCATTGAACAGCTTATGAAGTCGATTAATGGGTCTTTACCGCAGGCCGAAGAGATTACGCCTGAAGTCGTTTTAAATACTTCAGCTACTGAGGCTGCGGGTAAAGACCCAAACAGTTAAAGCCCAGTCCACATTGGGATTGGGCATTATATTATTATGTTGGCACGGTTATTCTATTAATGCATCCACGACTTTTTTGGAGAACTAATCCAAGGAAGTTTGATGCCCTTTGTCGTGTGCATGCTAAATTGAATGGCCCTGCAGATGAAAAAGAAAAGAAACAAGACACACCGGCAAATACACCGGTAGGTGAACCCACAGTATTTATTGATCAAATAATTCCGTAGGAGGGATAATTTATGGAAACCGAAGTTGGTAACCTGCAAGCAAAATTATCCCTAGACATTTCCTCATTTATTGCGAACATTAATGAAGGCATAAAAATGGTTCAAGTTTTAGGTGTTGAGATGCAGAAAGCCCTGGGGAATGGATTTTCCCAGGGTTTTCGTACTACTCAGCAGCAGATGAAAGCCATGCAGTCTGAGGTAAGTAAAGTTGTTGCTAAGATGAATGAGATGAATGCAACAGCTTCTCCTAACAAAGCTGCTACTGCCTTTGCTAGTATTCAACAGTATACATCGAGAATGGGGTATGATTTAGGGAACTTTAACAAAACTGCTAAACTCACTGAACAGAGCATGTATAAGGTTTCTCAGGCTGCAAGTGCTGCAGCTAGGGCTGGTTATTTTATGGCTGATGGGCCGCAAAGAGCGGCTGGTGCAGCCAAATTATTAAGTTCTAATATTGCTCGTATACCCACACTCGAATCACTCGCAGCGAAAGAGGCTGCAAAGCTTGCTGCGGGGATGACAAAAGCTGCCACCGAGGCAAGTTCCGCTAGCACGTCCACAAAGAAAGTTGCTACCGAGGCTAAGGCTGCTAGTACGGCTACTAAGAAAGTTTCTACTGAGGCCAAGGCTTCAAGTAAGAATATCAAAGATGCTTCTAATTCAGCTGCCGGTCTTGAGAAAAATTTGAGAAATTCGGCCAGTGCCGCTAACAAAGTTACTGGAGCTTCAAAAACACTGTCTTCAGAACTGAAACGTATTACTTCTGGTATCATTATTTCCCAAGGGTTCTATAAACTCTTAAATATTGTACAAGATTTGGTTAGTGGCTCTGTAACCTTTATGAATAATATGGCCCAGGCGCAGATTGCTTTTTCCTTCTTGTTAACTGATTCAAGCATGGCTGCACCATTCATCGAACAACTTCAAAACTTTGCTATCAAGTCACCGCTAGATACAACGGGCGTTATGTCTGCTACTAGAGAGTTGATGGCAATGGGCTTCCAAGCTAAAGATGTTATTAGTACCTTGCAGACTTTATCAGATACCGCATCCGTTTTCACTAGTACTGAGGGCGGCATGAATGACATGGTGCAAAGTATAACATTGGCTATTGGTCAAATGAAAGCTGCAGGAACCGTTCAAGGACAGGAATTAAGACAGATGTACAACTCTGGTATTCCTATCTTTGCCATCTTACAAGAAAAGCTAGGTTTAACCGCAGAACAAATTAGTCGTATAGGTGAACTTGATATTTCATCGGAAATTGCGGTACCTAAGATTCTTGAAGGTTTGGCTGAGCGATATGGCGGTGCTTCTGAAGCCTTTACAAAAACTATTCCTGGAGCTGCTTCACAGATCAAAGATGCTTTCTATGTACTCTTTAATGAAGCAGTAAAAGGCCCCTACGCTACAATGACTACTTTCTTTAATAGTGTTTCTACTAGAATCCAGGAATTAGCTCAAATTGCTCGTGATTCAGGTGCTGGTGGTGTTTTTGAATCCCTTGTACCAGACCCTGCAGCTCAAATGGTTATTCGTAATATAATAGGGTCTTTCCTAGAATTAGGAAAAGCCCTTAGCTATGTAGGAAAAATTGCTGGTGCTATTTTCGCTCCAGCTTTTCAATACATAGGAGCACTTCTGGCTTTTATCTTACCTCCGATAACAACCGTTATTAATGCAATGGCGCAATTAGCTTATTGGGTATTAATGAACGTACCAGGGTTGCGTCAGCTTTTTGCGATTATGGCTGGCTATGTTATTATCTTGGCTGTTGGTAGAGCCTTCATGGCTTTATTCAGCATCTTAAAAATTGGGGTCTTATTTACTTGGGTAGCAAATCAGGTTAAGGTTCTTTGGGTTACCCTTAGGGCTTTTGGGGCTTTCATGATTAGGAATCCTTGGGTTGCCTTGGCTACCATTTTGATTGTTGCCCTATTAGCAATTGCAATGTCCTCTGATAAGGCTAGAGCTTCTTTGATGAAACTCTATGCTACCTTAACTGGTGGCCTACCTAAGATAACAGGGGATAATTCTTTGAACATTGGCTTTGATCCTAATAAGATCTTACAGCCGGTTACTAAAAAGGATGACACAGTTGTTGACTTTAGTTCTGATGTTGGCGGTGTCGCCGATAATTTAGACAAAGTTAAAGATGCCGCCACTGGAGCAGGTAAAGCAATTGGTAAAGCCTTTAATCAGTCCTTCGATGAAGTATTCACCATTGATAACAGTAAAGACGACTTGTTTGGTATGGGCGCCTTAGCCGATACTGACTTGTCTGGCCTTATTGGAGATGTTGGGGATCTTACAGCTGGTATTGGTGACTTGACAGATGGCTTGGGCGATCTGGATATGGGCGGCTTAAGCCTAGGCGATACTGATTTCGCAGGTTTAGTAGATGGCTTCTGGCAGGGTTTAATAGATGCCTTTAGTACAGATATTGGACTTGGCACTATCTTAGGGGCTATCATTGGGGGTATCCTAGGTGGAATTTTTGGTGGTCCTGGTGGTATTCTTATAGGAGCTAAACTCGGTGCTTTAGCGGGTGCTATAGCTGGGCTGTTTTGGGACGACCTTAAAGAACAGTTTGGTATGGCTGACTCTGAAGCCCTTTCTATTCCTATTGGGGCTGGTATTGGCGGGCTGGTCGGCGGAGTTGTAAGTGGCGGCAATCCTATTGGCGTTGCCATTGGTGCGCTCGTGGGTATGATGGTAACTACCTTAACCAGTATGCTGTGGGGTTCTTTAGCAAAAGCGTTAAACAAACCAGAAGGTGATGTTACTAATGCCGGTATAGGTCAAGCCACTGGCTTAGCTATTGGCGCTGTAATAGGTACCCTGATTATGCCTGGTATTGGTACTGCCATAGGAGCAGCTATTGGTTTATTGGTTGGTGGTTTATCAGGACTATTTTGGACACAGCTCCAAGATGCTTTTGCTAATCCTACGTCAAACATGGGCAATTTTGCACAGGTATTACTTACCTCTATTGTATTTCCTCCCCTAGCTATTGCGCTTGATATTTCGTTAATTCCAAAAAACATAGAAAAGTCAAAAACGGAGTTTGCCGGATTTCAAAAGTGGTTAGGTCAGGTAGGTGTAGAATTAGGAAAGTTTGGTGACTGGATTGGTAAAACTAGTGATGATGCTGGTACACAATTAGGTTACTTTGGTAAAAGCTGTTCTGATGGGTTTACAACCGTAAAGGATAATGCCTCTACTGGATGGAAAGCTGTTACGGATTGGTTTGATGGTATTGGTCCTTACTTTGAGGGTCTTTGGAATACCGTATCTTCTAGTGTATCAGGTTTCTTTTCTGATGTCGGTAAAAACATTAAAGCTGGTTGGGATGATGTAACTAAAAAAGTTAAAGATTTCTTTGCCCCAGTTAAAAAAGGTTTTGAAGATGTTTGGAAAGATATTTCAAAAGGTGTATCAGATTTCTTTGCCCCCATTGTTAAAGTTATAGAGGATGCTCTTGCTGGTGTGACTAAGGTCTTTACTGATGTCCAAGGCGCCGTTACTAAGGTATGGGATGATCTTTGGAGTGCTATTTTTACCGTAGGTGGTACTGTAGGCACAACTATTGCTAAGATATTCGAACTAGTCCATGATATAGCTGTTAAAATCTGGACTACTATTACTACGTTTATTTCTGATAAGTGGACTGAAATTAGTTCAGCGGTAACAACCAAAGCTACTGAAATTTGGACAACCGTATCAACCAAGTTCCAAGAGATTTGGGATACAGTAACAACAAAAGTTACAGGTGTTTGGACAACCATAACAGATAAGTGGACTGAAATAGTTACAACAGTTTCTACTAAGGTTCAGGAAATTTGGGATGCTGTGTCAACTAAGTTCCAAGAAACTTGGGATACAGTATCTGAAAAGGTTTCAGGCATTTGGACTACGGTTTCAGATAAATTTACTGAAGTTGTTACTACCGTTACGACTAAAGTACAAGAAGTGAAAGATACTGTATCAACCAAGTTTCAAGAAGTTGCTGATGTAGTAACTACAAAAGTAACGGGTATTTGGACGACTGTTTCTTCTTGGTTTAGTTCTATTGTATCTACAGTTACAACCAAGGTAGGTGAAGTTTGGACAACAGTGTCCAACAAGTTCCAAGAAGTTTGGGATGTAGTTGGAAAGAAGCTATCGGGAGCATGGTCGGCCGTTTCTGCGTGGTTTACTTCAATGTGGAGTACGATAGAGACGAAAGTTGGTGACATGTATGACGAAGTGGCTGATGGCATTGGTGGCATCTATGATTACTTTGTTGATTGGATCCAAGATATGTGGAACAATGTCTTTAGCACATTCTTTGGCTGGCTAGACAAAGGAATTGATGGTTTACGTGAGTTCCTTGGTTTAGGAGAATCTAAATTTAAGATTCCTGTCGCACCAGTGATTAAGGCTCCTACAGCTGGTCACGCTGGCGGTGGTATCTTTGGTAAAGAGCATGTAGCGAAGTTCGCTGAGGGGGATAAAAAAGAAGCAATCATACCTCTTGAGAACAATTCCGCTATGCAACCCTTTGTGCAAGCAGTTGCAGATGGTTTGGTTTCTTCCTTAGCGCCGTTGTTTGCTACATTAAATGGGAACAATCAAAACTCCATGCAGCCCATTTATGTAGGTACACTTATTGCAGACGAACGCGGGCTTAAAGAACTTAACCGCAAGATGCAAGTAATTCAAATAGAAGAAAAGGCAAGGAGGGGTGATTAATGAGCAATTTTAAAGTAAATAATGTTTACATAAAAAATCCAACATCGTTTAAGTTAGAACGCTATAACATCACCAACTTAAGTCGACTAGCTAATGCTTTAATGGTAGGTGACCTAATTGCACAAAAAACTAAATATTACTTTACCTATGAAGCTATCACAGCCAGTGACTTAGATGTTATACTAGGTGCTATATGGAGTAGCACTAGTATCTTCTTTCCTTTAGTCTTTACAGAAAATGGCATTACGGTAACTAAAAGTGTTTATGTGGGTTCAATCCCCCAAGAGTTACATAGTGCTAAGTCAGCTGATTGGGTTTGGAAGAACGTTACTTTTAATTTAATTGAACAGTAATGGGGTAATGATATGGCGGCTGAATGGTGTATTTGTCATGAGTGTGATTATCATAATGAATCTTTGGGTTTCCAAAGATGTTATTGTCTTATTTGTACTGACGAGCATCATCACAAGCATTGTATTGTTGAGCAAGGTGGTCCTTGCTCAATATACTCTCCTATAAAAGAAAGGAATTGGGGGTAATTTTATGCGTGCAGCAACAGATGCAGACTTCAATGCACAGAGTCGTTATTTAGCTTTGAAGTTAGAAATATATTTTAATGGCCTTGAAGAAGCCCCCTTGACTATAACAAAAGACGATTATTTGATTGATGCTGGTTGGTTAGAAGAGGGAGCGGCTGAATCATCAAATCCTTTCGGTAGTATCTCTTCTAATGAACTTACCTTTAGGTTATATAACAATGATGGTATGTTTAGTCCAACAAACACAGCCGGGCCCTATTTTGGTTTAATTAAATCTGGTATTTGTGTTATTCCTTACATACGTCCTATATCAACATCAAATCCCTATAATTGGATTCAGCTTGGAAAATATTACGTTACCGGTTGGACTGCGGCAATTACTAATGTTTATGCAGACATTACCGCTAATGATAAATGGCAACAAATCTTTAATAGTGCCACACCAAATTATAAGGTTGGGCGTAACCTTACATTTAAAGAAACGTTTGATAACGTTTTTACCTTAATGGGGCACACTGTTTTAGTTAATGCGGCCCTTACACAGAACTTGATTTACTCTTTCATAGAAGGCACACCACAACAGTTTTTACAAGACTTAGCTAAGGGCGCGTTAGTTTATTTTTCTTGTAATAAAGAGGGAACACCAATAGTTAATCCTCTCCTGGCTAATAGAACCGTTCGAGCGACCCTCACTGATAGTAATCAGGTAATAGCCATATCATCGAAACAGTCTATTATAAAAGCTTATGACGGAGTTGAACTTACTTATTCAATACCGCAAGGTATAACACAAGAGAAATTAGTAGAGCTTCAGGGAATACAAGTTATTCCAGGTACTTCCCTTATCACAAATATTTCTTTTAACGTGGGACCTATCTGGCAAATAAATTCAATTGCATTAAAGAGCATCTCTGATACAGTTGAATTACTTACTTATTTAGCTACTCCTTGGTTAATCAGTTTGTCCCTTAACAATGCTGCAGCAGAAGTAACTCCCGCAGACATTACTATATATGGAACAACTATTAGCTTTACAGACATCATCTTATCTGACGACGCACTTAAACTATTGAAAATTGCAAGTAAGTATATACAGGATGCAGCTTATGCTGGAGCCTATAAAAATATCTTGTCTGCCTTTGTCAGTAGTGCCGTACCATTGCTTACAGTTACTGTTAGAGGTAACCCATTACTCAATATTGGTGATAGAGTTATAATCCAGAGTACTAAGTACAATTTAACTTTTGATGGTATTATTCAGCGAATGAAATACGACTATGTTGGTAGTTTAGATTGTGAAATGACCTTGCTGAATAATAATATTGTGCAGGAGGTGACATAATGTTATATGGTGCTAATATGTTATCTCTTGTTCCTGGCGAGTGGTCTGTTGTCAATGGTACCGTATCAAGCACTTCGATAATGTTGGGTATTAATGGCTTAGCTACGCAGGAATTAAATATCTCAGATTTAGCCACTATACCAGCACAGTTACTAATTTCTTTGGCCTGTTCTCGTTATACTGATCCATATGCACCTGATTTATTTGCCATGGTGCACGTAGAAACAGCCGCCGGCGAAACTTATGACTATACGTCCCCCATTATAAATACGGCAGCTAACATGTGTACAATCGCAATACCTATGATAGAGACTGAATATACCGTGCTTGCCTTTTCTTTACGATCTTTATCAGCCGTTACAATATCTGAGTGGGGGCTATTTGCACCCTTAACACAAAGTGTTGATATGACTGAAATTCAGGGGATGATCCCCAGATTACTTAAGGATTACAATAGGTCAGTTTTTGCCGTTAACACAGCTGAAGACATTATCGCCCAAATTTCCTCATACGTAACAGAAGCAACTGAAATGTCAGGGCATTTAAGTTTGTCCTATGTCGCCACAGAAGCTTCCTCTCTGATAATTAGAATTAGAGATAACAGTACTGAGGAGTTGTATTGTCCCGCAAAATTCATTATTCCTATAGGAGCAGGCACGATTGGGCTACCACATGCATACCTTGCAAAGGAAGCTGGTTATCATGACTTTACCGTGACGGCACAAGTAACAAGCGGAACCATATCTATCGATACACGTAAAATTTTATATGTCATTGACGGCGCGCACTTTGCCTATAGCCGTTTAGATGTAGGTTCTATCGTAGTTGACCTTGCAGTAAAGAAAACAGCCAGTGACAGTAGCATTTCTTTTATTTATGCCGTTTGTATTGATGATGGCATTTGTCTTATCAAAGCTTGTGCCTATAGTAATATCTTAGCTAATTCGTGGATTTCGCTAGCTACGCTTGGCCCCGCCACTGGTGCGGCCATCGCCTTTGGTGGACATTGGAATATTTTATCCAATCCCTACACCTTTAATACGGATGAGAATCCTTGGGTTGCTTGGATTACCCCTGAAGGAGTTTTAAATCTAATAAATCTTACTGAGGGTTCTACTTTAATTGTTTTAGCCACTGGCGTATTACAAGTATGTACTACAGTTGGTTGGAATAATGAGTATGAGCCAGGAATAGATCAAGGCCTTATTTTTGCTTATATCAAAACAAACGGTTCAGCCTATTATAGGGCGTATTGCTTACAGACTGATTATTCCTATGCATGGGAAGCAGAACGTCAAATAGTAGAATTTACTGGGGTAGCTATTAATATCAATGCTTTTCGTACCATTGATTTTAGGGTGGGTTTTAACATTTTAGCTGATTCCGGTATAACATATACATACATAACAACAAGAAATTGGCCAGGCATGTCAATCCCAATTGAACACATAGACACAGATATAGTAATGTCCCTTGGTGTTACTGAAATTAATTACAAAGATGGGTATAGTGAAGAAAATATTCATAGTATTGTTTCTGCCACGGTAACTACTTTATGGGGCCTAACACCCCTTATGGTAGCGGCCGCCAATATCGATAATGGCGCTGGCAATTTCGGACTACACGTTCTTTTAACGTGGGATGAGAATGTGTTTGGGGCAATAAGCAATGCGGGCCGCTTTGGTTTATCTGACGGCTTTGGAGGTGCCTGGGTTGGTCAGAATGTTTCTCAAAATGGTAAAGTTTTAGACATAACATTCATAGATTTTAATAATGCCACAAATCCTATTACATTAGCTTATACGCCGGGAACTATGGTGGGTGATGTAGTGGCTGTTGTCGCGGACAGTATTGAATTTAACGCGATTGGTCTTATACCTACCTTTATTCCTGCTCCGGAAGTACTGGGCATTGAAAATATGAATGCCCAAAAAATTATCCTTAGTTTTGATATGGCGGTAGAAAGTATCAACTGGATAAATGCAAAGAATGGATTTACGGTGTCGGCACAGGAATATGACATGATTCCGGATGGCACGTTGCAATCTGCAAATTATGTTATTGATTCGGTAACCAATCAAGATGCAGCAGTAACAGACATAGATGCAGTAATAGCAGATGGAACACTTACCGACACAGTACTACTGTCAGGGACAATCACATTAGCGGAGGACATTTAATATGACAAACGCAAAATTATTAATTGTTCCAGGAGGTGGAGGAGGAAGACAAGGTGC